CCCATAGTTCCTCAAAGGCAGAAACTTCTAGATCTAAATCAACCAAAGTAGGGGCTGACTCAAATGACCAGAAGATATGTCCTGAGTTCTCGTTGATTACTTTCCGTGATTCATCAACATTTTCTATGAGCATCTGTTCAGCCACGGATTGTGATTGACCAGAAATCATTGATAGCAGACGCATAGCCATTGTATGTGCATTAGTATCTGCGCTTATATAAAGCGTTGGAACTTTTGTCCTAAGGGCAATCGCAAGGGCAAGTGTTGATTTACCTGCCCCTGGAGTGCCAGCAATCATAGATACTTCTGCCCGTCTAATGACAATCTTATTGACATCAAAGGTACGAAATACTGATGGTAGAGGTTCACCACCAATATCCTTACTGCCTACGGCACGGGCTAAAGTTCTCATGTTTTAGAAAGAATTCCATTCAGAGTCGGTACGTCGGATCCATACTGGCTCACATTGATCTGGAGTTCCTTTAGGTGATGGACACATGAACGCTTTCCATGGTCCCTTGGCACCAGCACCAGTACGTTTAGTCATCTCACCATGCTTACATGCACGACCTGATGGACCAGTACTTGGTGTAAATGTTTGTGTTGGGCTTGATACTGGTTTAGCGCCTAGCCCTTTTGCAAGGTTGCCAACTGCCTCTTCGTATGAAGCAGGTGCTCCCTCTACTGATGCTGCCATGGTTGAGATTAAATTCTCAGCACCGACATCACCCAATATATGAGTCAAGTTTTGCTTGAACTCATCGGCTGAGTCTCCTGCGATCACAAATATGCGACCATCATTCAACTTAGAACTAACTTGGAAGTTAGCATTAGCCATTGTTTTTCTCCTTTTCTGTATATTTACCGTTCATAAACTTACAGTATGATAACACGCCACAACGACCACAGTTGCTTAAATTAGGCAAATAGATCTCAGCCTTACGTGCTCTATCAAACTCAGAGTATATATGTTCTATCTCTTGAGTAGCAAGATGTTCAAGACTCCAAGTGGTCACATGACCAGTGCGTGCATCCCAGAAACCTGCTTTGTTCACTTCAAGGCCATCCATTTTGCGCAAAGCCCACGCATAAGTAGCAAGTTGAAGTGGGTGTCTCTGAGATGACGCCCCTGTCTTAATATCTAAAAGGACTACGTTGCCATCAAAGTCAGTCATTACCCTGTCAATGGCCATCTTAACAACAGTATCTACTAAAGGAACTTCATACTGTTTTTCGATATAGTCTTTATAGATATTCCACCCGCTAGACCTGAATTGGATCCAGCGATCTAACATCCATAAACCTTCTCCATACCACCAAGACATGTCCTCACGTTTGATGTACTCCCATGACAACATATCTCCATGTAGTGCTTCATCTTCTCTTACTTGTTCATGCCAAACATTATTCCAAATAGTTTCGGCATCTTCGGAAAGATTATTATTTAGACGAGTAATATCATAATACTCAGTAGCCTTGTGGACAGCAGATCCCCCTGTAAACCAAACAGCATGTTTCTCAGGGACACCTTGGATTTTAGTTAGATTGTATTTCCATCCGCACTCTTGATAAGTTCCAAGAGAAGAATAGGATATATGTTTAGGTAATTCGTTCATGGTGTAACCCTACCACACCCTATTGGCTACCGCCAATCGAGCCCTGCCTGAACCCTGAAATTAAGAAATGCCCCCCTACCCCCCATAAAAATTATGAGTGGTCAGGGAGGCTGGTTAGGCTTTTGCCGTCACCCGTCAATTGAAGTTTCTGCCCCACGGTTTCCCGCATGGGGTAAGATACACCATAATTAAAAGTCGCGCAAAACGACAAAAAGCCCCCTTTCCTAGGGTAGTTACCTTAGGTAGGGGGACTTCGTGTCTTAAAACGGCCTTTAAAGGCTATTTAGGGGTATTTATTTGGACCCCAAGCCATACTCTTTTTCTGTCTTATCAGCCCATTTAGCCAATGGAGCGGCTAATGCGCCGATTAGGATTGCTTGCTCTGGAGCAAGGTCAGCAGCAAGTGCTAGACCCATTGTGATTGCAGATGCTAGAACAGCACGTAGATAAGACTTAAAAGCAGCCTTAGTCTTAGGGTCCTTTATCTTAGCAATTAATTTTTCCATAACCATCCTTTAAGGGCGTGCAACGCCCATTACTAGGGAGTAGGCACGTTTCCTTAGATACACACCATCTCCATTTGATTGACTACCTTTGTTGCCACTTGAGGTATTACCCTCATAGACCATAAGGTTTTTCTTTCCATCGTTACTAGCACATATACCAACATGGTCAGGCTGTGCATCAGTATCGAACTGGAAGAATACTATATCACCTGGTTGGGCTTTGCCAACTGGGACTATCTTACCTTTTTTACTAAACCATTTGAGACCTGCATCACATGAGGCAAATCCTTTTGCAGTTTGGGCTGCAACCTTAGAAACTATCCCTGCTTTATCAAAGCACCATGATACGAACATAGCACACCATGGTTGATTATTTGCCCCGTACCACTTGCCGTACATATTGTTGTTATTTCCAGACTCAGTATATCCAACCTGCGATTTGGCTATATCAACTACTTTAACCATTGTTCCCTCTTTGAATTAATATTTGATACAAAGTATCTACTTTTTCTTCCAGTCGATTAACCTGGTCCTTGACACTTGAGCCACCATTCGGACGAAGTTCTGACAAGTAGTGTTTAACTAAGTGTCTAACTCCTATTGCCAAACTACCAAAAAGCGTAGTTACGGCTACTGCAAAGGCTGCCCAATCTTGCGCTGACATTATAAGACCGTTCTAACTGTGATAGTTAATAAACCGCCAAATCCGTCGTAACGAGCACTAGGTGGCGTCTTACGGATAAATGATACTTTTTCGACCAAGGCTTGAACCCTTTCTCCAGTAGTAAAGTCTTGAACATTAATGATGTCGCCAGCGGCTTCTATATCTTCTAACTTTTGGATACGCTCCCAAGCACGGCCTTCATATCCAGCCAGTACATTGTATCTATCGGTTTCCACGTCGTAACACCAAACAGGGAACTGAATCAACCTTTGGCGTTTAGTTGCTGGAAGAGATTTTGCCTGAAAGCCCTTGAAAGTTGGGCCAAGACTGGTATTGCTTGCGCTACGTGAGAGCGTAAATTTATATGATATAAACTCCTGTGGTCCATCAGGGCTATTTGTAGCAGCCTCAGGAGTACCAATAGAAGAGTTGTATGTGATAACTGCATAGGTATTATTGTTTGAATCTATAGTTGCTATATCCATAGCGCCGTTAGTAAATATACCACGACCACGAATAAACTTATAGTTCTTAGGTTCTAAAGTTCCATAACGAATAGCACCTGTAGTTAGATAACCACTAGATACTAAAGTGGTAGCAGATTCTAAGTATATTGCTCCGTCAGTAACTTTATAAGCAGTACAGAATGCTAGGCGATTAGTTGCTCCAATAAAGGTTACACCAGTTGTATAATGTTCTGTTGATTGAATAAATTTTAAATCATTAGCGTAAGCAAATCTAAGTGATTCACCTTCAATTGTAGTGCTTAGATCAATACGAGTAAGACCTGCATCTAATGTTCCAACACCTGTAGTACACCATACAAAACGGTCACGAGCAGTAAAATCATATACTGGTTGGGATGTCTCTACAATTAACGGACCATATGCTATAGACCCATCTTGTGAATCAATGATCGAAGCACGAACACCTTTGCTAGTACCAATCATCATATAACCAAGATAGTAAAAAATTCTTTCAACTATCTCACCTGGAGGAAATTCTGCAGCAACAGATGCCTGAGTTAATGTAGGCATAGCACCACCAGTAGTTAACGTATACTTTTGAATAGTTGAGTAGATACCTGAATGTCCAGCAGTGTAGATAGCAGGACCAGAAGCAGCCACAGAGGTATAATGATAATTAGTATTTGGGTTAGTGTAAACTGCGGTAGGTAATGAGGTAGCATTAGTTGCTAATTCATAAACTCTATTGTTTACACATAGAATAATACGGTCTTTAATAAAATCCATTTTAGCATATGTAATTACAATTGAATCTCCACGAAACATAAGTGTTTCATCTGCAGTACTTGCCGAAGAACCAGTTAATGGTTTCTTGTACATATGTAATTTATTTGCTCCACCATGTACTTGATTAGTTACCCAGTAGGCATTGATTCCATCATCACATATTGCGTATACTTTTTCGGTTGTCCCAGGAACATAGTCAATAAAGTGGGTTACAGTTCCATTGGCTGAAATCTTATCAACATCATATTCATCGTGTAGTAATACACCCTCTGTATTGCTCCATTGGATAGTACGAAGATGTTGATTTGGGTGTTGATGATCTGTACCTACAACTGGACCAGTAGTTGGATGTACTGAGGTAGCCTCTTTTAATAAAGATACCTGTCCCTTGGTCCAAACATCTACGCCTTGAGAATCGGCAAAACGATAATCAATAGATTCCCCTGAACTTGGATCATAAAACTTAATACCAGCACCACTATGAAATGATGATTGAGAACGAATCCACCAACCAGTAAGTGATTGCTCACCTGGTTCTTTAGAGTTATCAAACTGTTCTTTACGATAAGGAGCAGTTTCTCTTTGATATGGATTTACATCTGTTGGCGCAAGGATAAATGGTTCTCCACCAATAGCAACGTCAAAATCTTCTGCGTTGTTTATCCAGAAACCAGCGGTACCAGGGTTACCAACGTTGACGGGTAAACCTTCGGTTATATCACGACCAGCCACAGTGCTCCTTTAAATAGTTGTTACTTTAAATAAATACTTTATTACAATCCGCCGTGCCCGTCTGAGCAACCTGCTAAAGAATACCTTGCAACGGTTAAATCACCGAAGTCGGTTCCATTTCCTGTAGTGTCAATAGTAAAATATTCAATTACGTTTATTTCATAACCTCCAGCATAGATGGCTCTAGTGGTTGATGCACAACCTGCACCGCTTGCCTTTGCAACTGTTAAATCTCCAAAATCAGTAGCGTTTCCAGTCGTGGCTATGGTCACATAGTCAACAGTATTAAAACTATCGTTCTGTGCACCACCAAAAAATAATCCTCTAGTAGAGTTAGAAGCACCCGTAAAACTATATCTTGAAACAGTTAAGTTACCAAAGTTAATGGCATTTCCTGTGGTTGCAATAGTCACGTAATCAATAAGATTAGTCCAAGTTCCACCTCTTACGCCTCCACCATATATACCTCTAGTAGTAGAAGAAAAACCTGCATTAGTATAAAGCGTAGCAGTAGTATCACCAAAGTCAGTAGCATTACCTGTAGTTGCTATAGTAAAATAATCAATAGTAGTCTGCTCGGTTTGACCGCTAGCAAAAATACCTCTAGTAGAGGAACCAAATCCAGCCGTATTAGTTCTAGCAGTTGTTAGGTTACCAAAATCTAAAGCATTACCTGTAGTTGCTATTGTAACGTAATCAACAGCATCAGTGCCGCTACCAACGTAGCCACCAGCAAATAAAGCACGAGTGGCTGATGAACAAGCACCGTGATTACGTTTAGCAGGACTTAGGTCACCAAAGTCTGTAGCGTTACCTGTTGATAATATGTTGATGTAATCAATAGTATTTATTTCGCTAACACTACCAGTACCACCGCCACCGAATAGTCCTCTTACGGAAGGAAAATAAAAATCATTACCCACCAATAAACTTCTACTTTTGGTACCTGTCTTAAGACTTAATACTGGCATTATTCTAGACCTCCGTGTCCTTCTGAACAGGCTGCTGTATATCCTCTAGCGGTAAGTAAATCACCGAAATCAGTGGCGTTACCTGTGCTTGCTATTGTTATATAATCTATAACATTAATTTCAAATTCTGAACCAGTATAGTCATATCCACCACCAAAGATACCCCTAGTAGGAGAGGAAGTAGCACCCATACCAAATTTAGTAGAACTTAAATCTCCAAAGTCAAGAGCATTACCAGTAGTTGCTATAGTAAAATAATCAATAACATTTCCACCAGTATTATGTCCTCCAGCAATTATTCCTCTGGTAGAACTAGAGCATCCACTTAAGTATCCTCTTGCTACAGTTAAATCTCCAAAGTCTGTTGTATTACCTGTAGATGAAATAGTTACATAACCAATATCATTAGAATAAATTTCGCTTTGACCGCCAGCAAAGATACCTCTAGTTGGTGAAGCGCAGGCCCCAACCCATTGAGTAGAACGATATAAGTCACCAAAGTCAGTAGCATTACCTGTAGATGCTATGGTTACATAGTCAATTACGTTGGTATAACTACCACTACCTCCAGTTAAACCACTACCAAATACGCCACGAGTGGAATTAGAAAGACCAGTTATACCTGCTCTTGCTTGGGTTAAGTCTCCAAAATCAGTTCCATTGCCCGTAGAAGCAATAGTCACATATTCAATAGAATTAAGTGCCCCGCCTGGATTCTGTCCACCTGCCCATAAACCTCTAGTGGCTGAAGAACAACTTGCTCTTCCATAACCACCATCAATCAAGTCACCAAAGTCTATGGCGTTACCAGTAGATGCTATATTAATATATTGAATTACATTAGACCCACTAGCACCAGCACCAAATAATCCTCGTACCGCAGGAACATAGCCAATATTACCCACTAATAGATTGCGTTTCATGGCGCCTGTTTTTAAACTGCTGATTCCCATTAGTTATCCTAACTTGGACCAAATAGTTGAAACCACTGTCTCTAGCGGTGTAACCTCTTCTGTAATTGGGTCTTTAAATTCAAAGTTCTTTTCTTGACAATAGGCCAATAGTGCTGCTTCATTAGCAAAACCAGTTTGAGGTGCAGCATCAGTTGCTACTCCCACCAAGTCTAAGTCTTGAGGTGAAGCACTGCCATTTGCTGCAGCAAGATAGCCACCATCTGTTACATAATCAGGTATGGTGCCATCGGCATTTAATGTATAT